AAATAAGCCAAATCCATGCATTGGAATATCGCTTGCTTACTGGATAATTCAATGAATTGCCCCTGAGTATTTTCTACAAATTGATTGAGAGTGTCTCTCATAGTTACATTCTACTCTACTAAGTGTTTATAGAGTAATTCTTTTATTTCTTTCGCGTCACTACTGTATTGCTTTTTAAGTTCATCTATTGATTCTTTCAATGTTCCGATCTGAATGGCCACCATGTCTTTATTAGCAGAGCTAGATTCCAACGACTGTATTCTGGTGAGAGAGTTCGCGAGATCGGTTCTAACAACAGCCAAACCAGTAACAACACCAAAGCCAGTGCCAATGGAAGTAATAATCGCCCAAGAAATAATCGGCAATAGTAAATTCTTTGCCGTTTCTGTGGTCTTTTTGCGTGATTCACCTTTCATGTTCTTATTTTGACAAATAATTTACACATCATATTATTCGGGGTAAGCTATAACCAAAAGATGATCGAGCGTGTTATTGTTTCTTACGGTTCCAGCACCAGATTGTCTAGCTAATTGACCTTTTACTGTTACATTACCTGTTTGACCAGTCCTACGGAAAGCAGTAGACAATACAGTGAAGTTTCCGTTACCAGTAACCGCATAAGCCACAACACCACCTGAAGTTCCTCCAATATCGATTTTTATTTGGAGATTATTACCTGCACTATCAGCATCACCAGTGACAAACAACCAAGCACATACAGTGTAGTTGTCTGAACCCAAAGCTAGAGTTGAAGATAGCCCTGAAATATCTGAGAACGAAGAGGAAGTTGAGGTGGTAGAACCCGTGGAGTCAGCATATCCATAGATCGGTACTCTCGGTTTATATGTTGGGGTTGCTCCTGAAGTCAGTACATATCCATCTGTAGACTTAGCAAGTCTAGCCCACGCGGAAGCAGATGAGGCGTACAGTAAATCGCCGGCTGCTTGAGAGGCTATCTTTAGATTTGCGGCTGGAAGATCGGTAAGGGTATTGTCATCACCATCTATACTTTTATTAGTCAGGACTTGTGTTCCAGTTAGGGTAACTACCTTCGTAGTATCCACTGCCCCCGTAGATTGAGAGAGCACGTTTAATAAAGAGTCGATTAAATCGTTCCACATGCCGGCAGATAGAACACCTTTAGCCGTAGCGCCTGAAGAATGAGATTGGGCTGATCCACCCTCAAGTCCACGATTGGCCGATGGAATGGTGTAGGTTGCTCCTGAATTACCAGTGGAGTAGGCCAACTCTTCTGCCGATTGCCCCTCGTCCAACATAAGCATCCCCTCACCTGACTTAGCTTGGAAGTTAGTATTGGCTGTTAGATCAACTGAGGTAGATGCCCCAGTGATTGAACCAGAGGTTGTAGTTGATGCTCCATTGCCTATAGCGTATTTAAGTTTGGGTGCTGCCATTGTTTAAAATAAAAATGCCACCCTCTCGGTGGCCTGCGCCCAACTGGGCGATTAGCTAACTAGATTCACCATATCAAAAGGCGAGCAAATGTCAAACCTTTATCTTTTTGAGTTTAACAGTCTTTAGTTTCTTAATCTTAACCTTCTTTAACTTAGGCATCTTAATCTTTTTTACCCTGACTTTCTTCAATCTAGTAACTCTGATCTTTCCACTCTTGTTAGTAACAGTGAATTTAATCGGATTCTTTCCACTAATAACAGCCTTTACATTGGCCGACATACTCTCTGGTTTATTTCCGAATAACTCTATCTTTGCTGCCGCGTTAATGTCTGCTAAATAGCTTGATATTAACTTGGCCTTAGTTTGGTCATCAAGTTTTTGGTATCTGGGGTCAGCCACCAACTTATTTAGTGTCTCACTTGCTCTAGTTCCCATATAAGTCTGGTACTGACTAATTTGTTGGGGGGTGAGTTTAATGGTATCGCCGTTTATTTTGACACTTCGAGCAGCCACCTGTGGGGCCTGAGACGTTTCGCCAGTTGTATCGAATATTCTCAATACTTCATCCGCTCCAGGATCAGAAGAAACTTTAGTGATGATTGCTGGACTTATGAAATTCTGTAATACCCTCAAAATAATGTTGTCGCTTCCATACTGAACTGGTTTCCCAAAAACATCAACTTTTTCAGGTAAGTTTGTTCTAAGTATAGGAGTCTTGTTCACAACTTGATTAACGGCCTGTTTTGTTACATTTGGATCATAAGTTTCTCTTGCCATTGGATCGAGGGTCTGGGCCACTTTTGATGATACTGTGGGAACGAAACTCGCAGGTGCTCCCAGTACTGAGTTGGCTATGGCAGTAGAAACCCCTCTTTGAGAAATATCTGTAGCCAGGTTGGTTACACCTTTAAACAAGGGTTGTTGAGTCAGTGCTTCGGCGGAAGCGTCTACGGACTCCAGGAAACTAGTAATTGCGTCTTGTGACTTACCCCCTAACGAGTAGTTAACTCCCATTGTTACAGGGATAGAGGTAGGTTGTGCCCAATCGTAGGAAAGTAATAAATCATTCTGTTGATCTTTTTGTGGCTGGAAACCAGATAAGAAAAACCTTTTTAGAGCACTTACGTTTATTTTAAACGGTCCACCACCAGTAGCTTTTTGAACTCCAGCAATATCCTTATCTTTTTCTGGTCGGCCAGAAACAATACCGCTCTTTGCAAGAATAATTCCCGCTGCGATCAGTCCAGACCCAACCATCCCTCTAGAAAGGGCCTCAGTAAATGCTTTTTGATTAAACGCCTCTCCTAAAAGCAATGGCCTAACCGCTTGATAAATACCTTTAACAAAACCTACTGGTGAGTAGTCTAGCCCTCTTGAAAGAATATTTGCAGGTGTCTTGGGGTACTTGAGAATCAAGTCTCCTACTCCAAAATCTTGGTTTGCATTTAATAACTTCTTTCCCCCCGAAAACAATCTGGCTAAGAATGAGTTGTCTTGGAAAGTTCTATACAAAGCATCGGCGTGAGCAATAACTAACATGTCTTCAGTGGCTTTTGCTACACCAGTTGCTCTCATTTGATTGTCTAACGAACCCTGAAATGCAGCTTCATAAGCCGCTCGATCAGGTGCTCTTAGTTCAATGTTCATAACCTTCTCAAGTTTATTCAAAAGACCCTTTTGAAAGGTCATGGTACTTGGTAAATCAAACTGTGTTCCTACTCCACGGCTAGTATCTATTCCTTTCAAAGCATCACTTACACCTTGTTTCAATCCACTCCCAGCCCCTTTCAGTTGAGCAGTGATACTTGGTAAAGTTTTAGACCTTTTTCCAGTTACAAGAGACGTTGCAATGTCTACTCCAGTACCAACTACATCAGATACGTTCTCTAGTCCTGAAAATATGGTGTTACCCACGACATTTCTAATTGCGGTAGTTGGATTCAAAAGTTGGGCCATTGTTTGAATGGTTGATACTTTTTGTCCTAAAGAAGGTGGAACAATATTTTTTATTTCCTGTACTAATTCGGCTGTCTTTTGCAATCTGTCTCCTTCTACGGCTCCCTTCAGGGCTTCTGCTTTTTGGGCAATAGACTCTACTTGTTGAGAAGTGATTTTGATACCGGCTTTTTCTGCTATCTTCTGGGCGTACTTTACGGCTCCTGTTGGGGTTAATCGATCAAACAAAGAGAGAATCTGGACCTGCTGGCCTTGTGCGGTAAATCGTGGGGACACATCATTGATAAGTTGCGTTGCCTGGTCGTACTTACCTTCGTCCAGATATTTCTTGATTAAGAGGACTGCGGTGGCGTTTGCATCTGTATCCTTGCCATTTCTGGCAAAATTCAACGCTCCAAGTTCATCGGACTTTATAGCCTGACTAACTTTGTTCACCACATCCTTATTCTTTAAAATTGTGTAGTAACTACTAGGAGCCGATGCTACGGCTTGTTTAACTTCTTGAGGTACATTTTTGTTCCCTATGACAGTTTCAGGAAAACCACGCATTCTGCCCACGTTGTACTCGGAGGTGGACCCAATTGGGGCTTTGTTTATTTCTGCTTCTTTAGTGGTTTGGGGATCGAATCTTTTGATCGCTTTTGTATTGAATCCTACATTCATCTCTGGGTTCTGAGCCAACATTAATCTGTCTTGTAAGAATGTCCCCAATGTATCTAACCATTTTTTACCATCAGTCTTGGCCACCCTCTTCATTTCTTCTGACCCTACAACCTTAGGTATAAACCTCTTAGCCAACTCTTCTACTTGTCTGAAAACAATCATTTGTTCATTAGCAGTAAGGGTGTCAAACTGCTTAATAACCTTTACCGTATTCTCTATTTCTGGTGCGGCTCTTTTAACTAAGTTATCTACTTCCTTTGTTTTAGTAAACTTTCCAGCCGCAAATATCATCAAAGGTAGTTCTGCTAAATTAAGTGCCGACTCAGCACCACCAGAAGCACCAGGTAAGGCAGTTCCTAATCCCGTCATCTCTTGACCTGTTAGAGACTTAATGCCTGTCTTGTAAGACTGGAAAATTCCTTCTCCTCTTTTTTGAGCTGCTGATACACCTTTTAAGTAGTCATAAACTGGCATTCCTACATCGCCAATTGGATCAGGAACCATGGCTACTGTTCCACCAATCACACCCACACCACCCAGAACACGTTCTAGTGGTGCCTTATTTGTTCCGAATGTCTGTCCTAAGTTGTATGGAACTTGAGCTATTGGGGCGATGTATCTGTTACCAATATACTGTCTTACGTTAGTTCTGAGGTCATTGGCTGGTTCTTGTTGGAACTGTGTTTGTCCTTGTGGAGTTGAAAGTTGCTTAATTGCCTTACCTTGTTCTGGAAAAGCCCAATTGGCTATAGACTTACCCGCTAGATTAGTTGCTTGAGTTAATACATTACCTGAAGGGTTGTACCACTTACTAACACCAGATAAAGTATCCTGAAAGCCGGCTGAAAGCCTCTTTTTGTATTCGTCTATTAAGTTGGCTAATGGGGCCATAGCTTAGCCCCTTTTAGTATCCCCCGGAGCTAGAGAGGAAAGATGATCCTAGTAACTGCTTTTTCTTCTGGTCTTCGTAGGTACTTACTTGTTGGGGTTGACCGTAGATTCCACTACCCAACGTAGACAGATTAGTCTTGTAGGTATTAAGCGTATCAAGATTGCTAAGCAAGTCAGGGTTAGCGGTGATGATGTTCGAGAAGTTGGAAGCCAAGAAATTCTGCTTTGCCTGTTCGACAGAATCCACAATAGATTTTGTTTGGGTCTTGAGGTCTAAGAGTTTTGAGTTGTAGGCTGCGTTCACTTGCTTAATCGCATCTGCTCTTTGTCTATCAGTGAATCTTAAATCACGGTTAATGTTATCCACCATCTGGGCAAACTGGGAATTGATGCTTTGGATTTGGGTAACAAACTCGGATTTCTTCTGATTCATAAAGTTATCCAATTCGCCCATTCTTTGGGTGACTTGAGTGCCAATGTCTGCCTTAGCTTTTTGGAACATGTTATTCGGTTCCTGAAGTTTGTCGGCGGCATAAGTCGAGTTTAAAATCCCCAATGATCTCAAGACGTTTCTATTAAGCCTTTGGGTATCTCTGGCTGTTGAAGCTGCGGTATCTACGGCAGTTTCACCCTGAGTCTGTACGCTTTGTTTCTGGGTTCCCACATCTGAGAGTAATTGATTCTGGGCATTTGTAATTCCCTGTAGAGCCAAATCTTTCTGAGATGTGGCCTGACCTACTTGAGCATCCAAATCAGCCATGTTTCTGTCGTATTCGGTATTTAGAGAGGCTAGTTCAGCCTGACGCATGGCTTCAGCTACGTCTTGTTGTGGGCCAGTGTTGTTGGATGAACTACCAACTCCAGAACCAGTGGACAAGCCTAAAACACCAGGGGGTGTCGAATTCACTTGAACATTAGGAAGTCCTGCACCAGATAGAGTAGTTTGCCTACCTTGGTAGTTTGCAGCAGCAGAGTTAGTCTGACTCGACTGTGGGAACAAACCACCAGTGAAGTTTGCATAGTTTGGATTGGTTTTACTTGAACCGTAAATGAGTGCCATATTGTTTTAAGTCATTAAAAAAGACACCTCTTGGGTGTCCTGCGTAAAATAATTACGATTAGACTGACTGAGTTGATATTAGCTTTCTAAAAGCTGGTGTCAAGAGATTAGGTCTGTACTCTCTCTAAACCTCTCACTTCTTGCCATAGCAGTCATTTTGACGTTCAACAAAGTGAATGATGCTCCCGAAGAACCATTATCCATTTGAACCTGGAAGGCTTTGCCTTGTAAATTGAGATTTCTCTTGGTTCTTAGAACAATGTCGTTAGAAGACGTTACTGACCCTGTCCCAGAAGACACGGCAAATAGGAAGTCTGTGAAAGTGTAGTGGGCAAAGTTCACCGAAGGGGAAACAGTAGAGGCATTGGATTGGTAAGCGGTAGTTGTACCGTCTACTATGATGCTCAAGTTTACCGATCCAACTGGCTGTCTCAGAACAACCGATAAATCCTTTAATGTTTTGTATCGAGCAATATCCCCAAATGTCTCGCTTCTTAACTTGAAACTACCTGAAATAACCGAACCAAAGTCATCGGTCCCAGTTAGGATTTCTTTGACGTATCCAGAGCTGTCATCCCCATAAAGTACGCTCGTGTTTCCTGAAGAGTCTGTGTAAGCAGTCCAGCAATTAGCCTGAATGTTCGTCCACTTGTACCATCCATTTCTCTCAACATCTAATATCAATGCCTTAGAATTGGTGGTACTTCCTGAGGGGGTATAGGCAAAGACGGCCAGGTTCTTATTAGCCACCGTGGCGTAAACTGAAGCGATGTTTTGAATATAGGCAGGGTCGATTGACTGGAATACTGACCTTACACGAGCAGAGAGTTCGTTAGTTCTCAAAACATCAAAGGCGAATCCCTGTTGATTGCCTACAGAAAACACCCCTCTGATGTCTGGGAAGAATAAGTCATTTTCAACTACTACCACTCCCCGTGTGGCGATACATCCTACAGCGGAGGTTATCTGAGTAACCTGTGGTGCTCCAGATGTTGCGAAAGAGAATTGATATAAAGACCCCTCTTTGAAGACTACCAATGAGTTTTTAAAGACCCTGAGCGATGTACCCTTTTGCCCGTCATTCTTTGAAATATCTATGAATCCTCCCCCATTGGCTGCTGAGAAGTCATTTACCAAATCCCCACCTGAAGAGTAGTAGAGTCTGGAAGGATTGGTTGAATCGCCGATGATAAAGAGAGAATCTTTATAGAGTTCTATATCTACCCCTTTGGGACCGGCAGTCGTATTCTCTGTGGGAGGGATGATTAACTCATTAGGGGTAGCCGTTCCCTTGTCCACATAGGAGACTGACCCATTCCCTTCAACGTAGGCGATGAAATACCACTGACCATCTTTCCTTCCGTAGACGTTATACCCAATAGCATTAGTTACAGCCGACCAGGAGACGGTCATATAAGTCGAGGTATCCAAAGTGGCGACATTGGCGACCTGCGTCCCTGCGGTACTGGCGGTGGTCTCACCTGTGGCTGTTACAGCGGTGATTTTGTATGAAAAGGTATAAGTTCCAGTTGTACCAGTTCTCGTGACTGTGGGGACACTAGGAGCCGATATAGAGGTAAATGAGGTAATGATTGATCCATCGTAGTACGTTAGATTGTCGGAAGTATTAACTAAATAGAGTCGGTCGTAGGCCATAACCCCCTCGGTCCTGACTCCCGTTGTGTAAGCAAAACCAGATACATCATCCCATCCAGAAGTTGAGGAATTGTACTTTTGTAGGACTGTTCCTGATCTTCTTAGAAGTTCTCTAGTTCCATCTGATTTGTAGTAAGAGTAAATCCCTACAACCCTCGATCCTGAAGAACTACCGTAATACGCTTGTCCGTCTCGTGGACACTGAATCTTTCCATCTTCTACTAATTGAATGTCTATAGCTTCAGCAAGTTCATCAGGGCGGATTTCCGTGGGAGATACTAGAGTATCCAATCCTTTAACCCACTTACTCTGTGTAGAGATTAGGAGTTGTTTTTTCTTCTTGGAAAACTGAAAAGCCCTCATACATATCAATACGATCCGATGCCTCTCGGACGGATGGCGTTAGTAATAGAGTCGAATTTCTGTAGTTGATTCACGGCTGGGCTATTTGATTTGCCGAATTCTTCGTCTATTAACTTCTCAGCAATCATTAGTTCGTCTTGGTATTTGTCCTCATCTTCACCTTCGTAGGTATATGCAAGGGCTAGTCTAGCCAGAATATCCAGATTAGGGCTTATCACTGCATCACTGGTGGCTGTTCTGGTTGGAGGAACCCAGAAGTGAGAGTAGGTGATTACATCTCCATTAGCCGGCGTGGGATTGATCCTGACTTTGAAAAGGTCGTTAGCAACGTCATACCACTCATAACAAATTCTGGCACTGTTATTTTGATTGTAGAGTACCTTGTATCTGAAGATGTCCACAATCTCATATCTTTTGTCTTCGGTTGTTCCCCCTACGAACACCTCTGATAGACCCTTTTCTCTCATGGGGTAGGTAGCAGAACCAATAGTGAAACTGGTGTCTGTCCCATTAGCGGTCTGGGTTTGATCTGGTAAGAGAAAGAGTTTCCAGGGTTTTCTTTTGGCAAAGTCTTGTTCGGCCCTTGATACAGACCTTATTCTTGAGGCATCCGTATTGGTGCTGCTCTCTCCCCGTAAATCAGAGACTATTTGGAGAACTGCGGAAACTGTCGATTTATATAATGTGGACATAAAAAATGCCGCTCGATGGCGGCTTGCGTCTTTAAGACGATCAGCTAACTAAACTCAATTTAACTTTTCCCTAGCAAAAGTCAACATTGCCCACCCTTACTTACAGCTTAATATAGAAAAGGTCGGTTATCCTCCATGCCAAACGCCCATTTACAATAATCCACTTACGGGGCGTGGGGGCAATATTTGACATGATGTTAGCTTTGCCTTTGATTGTCTGGGAGGTAGAAGTGGTTATTCTAGACATACCCAAAATATCTTGTGTTGTATCAACACCAGAGTTCACAATACTTGCTTTACCAGTGACTACTTGGGTTGTAGTGCCTTCAATGCGTGATTGACCTAAAATTGTTTGTGAACTGATTAAGGCTATTCTTGCTAATCCTTGTAGGGTTTGATTCGTAGTTGTAGTCACTCTTGATTTACCCTGCAATACCTGGGTAGAAGAATCCTGTACCCTAGACATACCCTGAAGTGCTTGGCTGGATATATCTAACAGACTTGCTTTCCCCGTGATGTCGCTTGTGGTAAGTACAGTAATCCTCGAAACGCCTTGAATCGCTTTAGTTGTAGTCTCTGTGATTCGTGCTATTCCCTGAATTGTCTGTTGGGATACTGTAGTGATCTTCGATTGGCCTTGAATAGTTCTGGAAGTTGTATCGGAAATTCTAGATTTACCCTGGATGGCCTGTGAAGTACTTGCCGTTATTCTTGATAGACCTTGAATCACCTGAGAAGTAATAAGCCCTATTCTTGAATTACCCAAAATTGTCTGCGTAGTTGTAATGGCAACTCGTGATTTTCCTGCTATAGCCTGTGATGTACTTGTTGTGACCCTAGCTATACCTAAGACTACCTGTGGTTGAGAAACGGTGATTCTAGATTTGCCAAGTAATGTGTTGGGAGTAGAAATGGTTATCCTGGACTTTCCTTGGATTGTCTGAGAAGTAGATACAGCTACTCTAGACTTACCAGAGATTGTTTGAGATGAAGTGGATGTGATTCGCGACTTTCCCTGTATAGTTTGTGGTGTTGTAATAACGATTCTAGATTCTCCTTGAATGGTCTGACTACTCGTAATACCAACTCTAGATTTTCCTGAAATAGTATTAGTAGACGTTGTTGTAATTCTTGATTTACCAGTAATCGTTTGAGGGGTTGTAGTATCCCCTGAACCTATATTTGCTTTTCCAAGAATGGTTTGAGAAGTTGTAGTTGTTATTCTTGATTTACCTAGAATTGTCTGTGAAGTAGTAGTTGTAGGTATATATTCCACCAACGCCCATAAAGTTGATACGTTTATATCTGGTGTAGCGTCTATTGCCTTTACACCAATCTGCATGTTATCTAGTGAATTCGTCCCTGTTGGTGTCCAGGCTGAACTAGTAGTCGGATCGGTATATGAGGTTAAGGTATATATCTTTGGTAAAGTGTCACCATTTGTTTTGTAGGTTATATCGTTATGGGAAGTTGTAGTCCCTTGGGTAGTTGTTCCCCCCGAAGCGGATTTTATTCGTAAAGCCCAACTCTCAGCGGCAGCAGAAGCCGCACCTTCATGTATTCCAACCTGGACTAAAGTAATCGTATCGCTCGACCCTATTCCTGCATTACTGGAACTCTCACAAGTTACATCTAAAATATCATTATCTGCATCCAAAACGGCTATTGTGGTAGCTCCATCTGGGGTTACTTCGTCTACACTGGTGTAATCCCCAGAAGATGCATTGTTATTGTCTCCTGCTCCATCTGGTTGCATGTGAACAATAGAACCCGCTCCTGGTAGGCTGTTTTGTACTGTCCCCGTCTCGTCATTTACCGCAATGTCGTCAATGTAAATATCACATGTGGTAGACGTTACCGCTCCAAATCTTATTAGTTCAGGTTGGTCACCTAGACTTTGGTTGTCTCCACTGGCAAAAGAACTACCATCTATATAAGCAGTCAAAGTTCCGGCTGAATAGTTATGGGCAAGTTCTATCCTGTACCACTGATCTGCGTTCAAAGCCGAAGAGTCTGAACCTATCTGACTAGCAACAACAGCTTCGTTCCATAGTTCTAGTGTTCTGTTTGAATTTAATCTAATAGAAGCATAATTTTTTCCAGACCCAGAATCTCTTAAAAGCAGAATTGAATCTAGGGCATTAGTGGATGAGTGAATATACAAGTAAAAACGTATATATAGATTAGAGGTTGGAGCAGTCGCTTTTACTGCATGACTGATATAGGCCGTAGTAGCAGTTGGGTTACACCTTAAAGATGCGGCTCCACTTCTTTTGGTGGTTGTGTCTATAGACGGAGAGTTAGTCGTGGTATCCCACTCCACCCCTGAAGTAGCTGATTGAAGTTCAAATCCACAAGACCAAATACGTGCCATACTATTCCACTCCTATCTGCCAATCATAATTCTTTCCCTTCATGTTGTATTGCCAACCAATGATGTATTTAACCTTTGGTGGTAAAGCCTTTCCATCTAAACCTATACCAATTTCTCTAGTAACAGTTCTCCAATAAATTAGTTTGAGTTGTGCACCAGGGAGAACCGCTTTGGGTGGGTAGAGTTTGTTACCATCAGCCTCAAAATGACCGTCTTGTAGGTCAATAGCAAAAACATGTCCTTTGCCTACGAGAGTGAACTTTTTAATCTTCTCTTTTAAAACATCTGTAAACGAAGTTCCCCAATTGCTAAATTTAGGTTTGTCGGCAGGGTCTTGCTTGATTAATTGCCCGTTATAAGTCTCGGCTATGAAGAGATATTCTAAATCGTAATCTGTTCCTGTGTAAGACATTGTATTGTTTTACCCGATTGTATTCGGGTTACTAAATCATTCTGCTAAAGTTTGGCCCTCGTTGGCTTTGTTGTGCAATTTAATTAGTTTGTCGAGTTGTTTTGAATCTGTATCTTTAGGAAACTTCAAGAACGTGCCGCAAGGACAAGTTAATAGAACTTCATCATTAGGGGCTGTACTCACAAGGTGTTCGGTTTCCTTTTGCTCTGCAACACAGAGAACAGTTTTAGTTTTCATTGTACTGAAGGGTTAGTGTTACTTGGGCAGTGTCGCCGGCTGAGGCACCACTTGTCTGTAACTGAGTAGTTAAGAAATTGGTGTATCTATCGGCTGTTCCATCCATGCTTGATGCCTTACCAGTCGCTTCAGGGCCAGTAGCACCAAAGAAGACGGCTACTCCAGAACCAATGGCAATAGCAGAGGTCATATTTGTCGTTAGACCTGAATTTGCGGTAGTTGATGGTGTTGTATATAGAAGTCTGTCTCCATCACCAGTGCAAGCAGGAGTTCCCTTGAGGGTTAAGCCTGTACCAAAAGCTGTGGCGGTGTGAGCAAATAGGCCGGCACTTATTTGATTGAAGGTACCAGAAGTGAACTTACCACTCAACCAAATCTCATAGGAGTTATTACCATTAGTGATTGGGTATGAAGAGTAGGCATTAGCCTGAACATCACTGTTTTTCCAGTTGACATCAGAAGCGGCATCCCTAGAAGTTCCCTTGGTTGGGGAGCCTGTTTGTGTTCCGTGATCGGCGTAAAATGCGAATGTTGCTGCCATAAATAAAAAATGCAACCCTTTCAGGTTGCTTGCCCCGATTTACGGGGATTAGCTCTAACTAAATTGATATTAGAACAAACAAAACTAATGTCAATAGTTACTATGAATAAGTCAAGGCGGTTAAATCTGTAGCCACGTTATTGAATCCAGCGTCACCATCGGCATAAGTGATTATCACGCCACTTGTTTCGTCTATTTTCATACACTTCCATTTATCACTCGCTTGATCTGTTCCAGGAGCAGCCGTGGCGATGTAAGTGATACTACCATCGACGGTAATTTTATACGCTAGGTTGTCGGCGTTCGTCCGTTGTAAACTTCTCCCATCATATCCAAGTGGTTCAGTTACATTTACCTGGAACTCTTGGTCAAAACTCTGATTAGCAATCTCATTGAGAGACTGCAAACGAGTGTCATTTTTAGCCTTGGTGTTTACTGCCATACTCTTCGTTTGTTCATCTCTTCATAGATAACATCGTCCATTGCTTTTGAATCACGCTGTTTGGCTAACTTCATAAGGATAGCTCTCTTTTCTCTGGGGTTGGAAATGAAGTTGATAGACTTCCATGCTTTTAAAATTCCACCTATTCGGTTGATAACCACATCTGGGTCTGCATCCCGATCAATCCCCATCTGGTCTCTAGTCTCTTCCACAAACCTTCTGTAAGACCCCACAGTGGGGGAAATTCCCTTTGATTTCATTATCTCTGTCACATATTCCCTAAACTCGGTTAAGTTCGATTGTGCGTCCTCTGGGAGGTTTCGGGGTATGTCGTCCAGACCCAATACTTTTAAAACTGTTGCATCAGCCCTAGCTCCTTCGACTGGTTCAAAATCGGCAACATTCTCTTCAGCACCGACATTGTTTTTCACTGGTTCGGGGATAGATTCAGGTGTTATGGTTTCGGAGGGGGTAAATGTTCGAAATACAGTATCGGCCATAAAAAAAGACTCCCAAGGGAGTCCTGCTGTCATCTAACAGATGAGACTATCAAGATTTAATCATTTACAAAGCAAAAGTCAAACCAAAGCCTTGTAAGCATCAACCCATTCTTGAATGTGTTTGGAGAGGTCATACCGTCTAGTTACATGCGTAAAGGCTGATTCGGCGATGTCTGATCTCAACACGGGGAAGTCTATGAGGTTCTTTAATGCCCGATACCATTGTTCCTGATCGTGGGCCACCATACCAAAATGTCCATCAAAACCCCTTTCACCGTAAACAGTAGGCGAGTAGACCCCTGGGACTTTAGCAATGGCGTACTCCTGCCACTTAATATTCGATTTGCAGCGGTTAAATTCCGTGTCTCTTAGAGGAGCCAGGGCAATGTCTAACTGTAAGCCATTGAGTTTCTTCGGCCACTCGTTGAAGGGTAGACCTGGTACAACTTCAATCGGTAAGCCTGGGAAAATATCCCTAACCCTCGTCTCACCTACAAAGATTAGCTGAACCTGTGGATACTCGCTACAGATTCTCTCAAGAGGCTGCTTGATAATTTCTAAATCTTTAGCGTGTGTCATTGACCCCGCCCATCCGATTCTGATTGTGTTGGAGGTGTTGTGAATCTTAGGTTGATTCCATCTCTCTAAGTCCATGTAGTTAGGCAAAACTACCACGTTGGGATTGATCTCTCTGAGTCTGCCGGCAAGATATTCGCTTGTAGTCGTTATTAGGTCGGCAATCTCCATTGTCTTCTTAATAACCCCTACCGCGTTAAATCTGTCGTGATCCACTTTGTATGGGTTATCTTCTTCAACTACTGGGAAGTCATCAGCATCTACTACAATCTTCTTCCCATGTTCCTGTTGGTAGGCGTAGAGTAGGCCGATTCCCTCTCGATCTACACACTGCTGAACAACGTATATATCCGCCCATTGTGCCGCTTGCTCGGTTATTCCCTCATCCGACACCCATGCTTCAATCTGTTCCTTTCTGAGGTACTTTGCAGGGTCTTCCAACCTCCAATACCTACTTCCAGAAGGATTGGGGAACATGATTACTTTTAAAGGATTATCTGGAACGATTTTCATCTACGAATTCACTGGCAAATAACCATTCTGCGTCTTGAGGTAGTTTGAGTAGGTTTGATAGGGTTAGTTCTAGATCGTTTTCGCTCGTGCCATCTATGTGACCGTGTAACTTCAATACTTCTTCGGGAAACTTCCAAAACGGTTCGTGAGTTGAATAACTGTACTTGTAGAATCTCTTAGTTCTAAGCATTTCAGGTTGGTTTCTATCGACTGCTCCCCACCATCCTGCCTCATCCAAAGCCTTAACAACTCCTTCATTCCACAACCAATATGGAGCACAGAATCCTTTTTCGTATGGTAGACCGTCTTTTGCAAAGGCTTCATCTATTGACGGTAGGACTAAATCCCTCATGGTGTAGTAGTCGCAATTATGAAACTCGTTTGGTATATGCATCAACCCGTGGGGGACGATTTGTAACCAATCCAAGTTCTTCTTCAGTTCTTGTAGCCGGCTGCTTCTGAGGGTTTGATTTTGAACAGAACCTTCCGTTCGGTAGTCTACTGGAACGGTGAATAAAGTTACCTTAGCCTGTGGGTAGTGTTCTTTTAACTGGTACAGCAAGTCAAACCTATTATTATGGATGCTGAAATCGTGCAGATCGAGACAAATCTTCATTTCTTAATTCCAATAGCATATATCACCACTAAATGCTCCCCGTCTGGTAGGTATTTAAACCTGACTCTATCAAATCCATTACCCAGGAAAAGAGACTCAACATCTTCTTGCTCGAACTCCCAAACATGTTCCTCGCTTTGGATAGATGACCCCCTGGGGGTGGTGAGAATGAATATGCCTCTGGGTTTTAGGAATCTGTATGCGTCCTGAAAGAGAGCTTTAGGGTCGTCTAAATGTTCCAAGACCTCACCTGAGAATACAACATCAAAATAGTTCTCTGGTATATCTCTCATCTGCCCAATGACATTAGTTCTGTACTGAATATCCGGCCGCTCTAACGTGTTATCCTTCATGGCCTGGGCTGAAATATCAGTCCCCCACACCTCACAATTAGCGAGGGTGTTTTTGACCAACTTAGTCAGAACACCTACACCACAACCAATATCTAGAAACTTGTCGCCATCTTTAATCTCGTCGATGGTTGTGTAGAAGCGCATAGTAGGGCGAACTATGTGTGTATCAGTATGCCCTACATCAGTTCCTTGAGCGGCGTATTGTTCACGTTTGTCTTTAGTGCCATAAAGCCCGTCCCAGTAGGTGCCAACATTGATATTCAAATCTCTAATTCTTTTCATATCGTTCTACTTTCTCTTTCTTCCTCCTCTCGAAATAACTCTTGTAGTCCTTGTATTGGGCTTCACTTCCCATTGGCCCATGATTGACGTAGTAGTTTTCAAGATACCCCATCTGGTAGCCGTTAAACAGTAGATGTTGCGAGAACTCCAAGTCTTGTACTCCATGTAATTGTTCAGTCTCCGGCCATCTGAATCCCCTATAGCCTTTAAAATCAACGAAGTGGCATATCCCACCTAAATGCTTGGTCATGCCAATTAACTCACGGTTGATATACCCATAGCCTATTCTTTGTGCTCCACCTGGGTTGTCTTTTAATCCTTGGACGTAGCAACTTAGAGCAATCATGTGGTTGGACTTCCAAATCTCCACCATCTTTGCTAACCATCCCTGAGTCAGACAGATACAGTCGTTGTCAAACTTCACTACAATGTCATATTCAGTTCCTATAGCATCGAGGGCTTGATTAGAGGCAATGCTAATTCCTTTGTTGTCGGGGTTGAGAATTATCTGTTTTATTCGTCTAGCGTCCATTTCCTGTTGTAACCACTTGGGGGTTCTATCTTTGGAGCCATTATCTACCACATAATGATCAAACGGCCGTCCTGCTGTCTTACGTAAGCTCTCGAACGCAAGTTTCGTGTATTCTAGACGGTCATAAGTGATTGAGAAGATGGCAATCCGTGGTTCTTTGACTTCTCCGAGGTAGGGAAGGTGAATTTCTACATCAAATGGGTCCCATGCTGGCTTCTGATCCTTTACAGTAACGGATTTCATTTCTCCGTGTAGATGATAGTTCGTAATAACCAATGGAATGTGTTTGAACCTGTATCCTGCTTTAGCCATTCTCAACCAAAGATTCCAGTCAACGTACTTTCTATACCTTTCATCAAATCCACCGACCTTAATTAGGGCTTCCCGTCTGATTAACACATCAGAGGTGTCGATGTAATTCTGCTTTAACAGCAAAGCGGGATTGAAGTCTGAGCAAACCCCGAGTCTGGGAGCCATCTGGCCTAGGTCGTCTACCACAAATCTATCTCCATACACCCCCGCCATCTCTGGGTTCTTGTCGAGTTCCTTTACTAAGACGTTTAAATGGTCTGGACGGTAGTCATTATCATCATCCAGGAAGGCAATGTATTCTCCTTTGGACTCTCTGACTCCTATATTCTTGGGCTGGGTATCGGTTCCGAAGTTCTTGGGGGATTTGAAGTATCTAATCTTGTCACTTTTAAAGTTATTGACTACTTCTGTAGTGTTGTCAGTAGACCCATCATCTACCACCACAATCTCAAAGTCTTGATAGGTCTGGTTTAAGACCGACTCAATGGCTTTGACTAGGCGTTCTGCCCTGTTGTAGGTGCTGATGACGACTGAGATACGGGCCATAGCTTCTGACTAATAAGTAACAGGCAGCATACGCATTTAAAAAATGTGTCATTTACCACATCTTTAATCATCTCTTTGTGGCAGAATGGACACTCGTGGCTACTCATAGAATATTCCTAAGATGTCGCTAAATTGCATGAATCTACAGTCACGATCTACTACTTCCATTTCAAGTCCTGCACCCTTTTTGAACATTACCTTGTCACCTACATTACATGGAGATTTGATAGTCTTAGGCTCACCCACAATCAATTCATCCCCTACGTCCAGGATAATGCCTGTATTTTTGAGTCCGTCCGTGGCTTCGTCTGGAATGTAAATACCAGCCTCAGTCTTGGTCTCCTTTTTTTCGACTTCTACTATGACGTATCCTGGTGCCGGCTTAAAACCCGTATCAAATGATCCACCTTGTTTTAAAGACTTCTTCATCATTTCTAACGGTTCGTTCTCAGTCTTAATTCTTTTCTTTACCCATTGGGGTTTATCCTTGGCCCAACCCTCTTTGCGTGACTCTTCCCAGCGTCTTGCTTGTGAGTCTGTCTTAACGGCGTGGTCTCTGGCAGCGGTGAATTTCTCGGTGGCTTCTTGTGCCTTCTGGGGGTCAGAGGAGTGCATATCCTCTTCAAACTTTTTCCATTCTGGGGTGAATGTTGTGTGCATAAAAAAGACCGCTTAGTGCGGTCTGCCAGTTATTTACTGGATTGACTAAAACAGAATATATCATATCGGTCAATGCTTTTAAACCACCAAAAAGCCGCCCTTTCGAGCGGCCCTTGGGTATCGACTGCGATTATGCAGTAGATGATACAGCGTGTGATACAGAAACTTGGAAGTTACTGTTCAAAGGAGCTGCACCAAAGGTGGTCTTCCAACCTGCGGTAGAAACCTTTTCAGTTGGATCGCCAGTACCTCCAGATTCGAACCCTTTAACGTAGGTCTTCAAGCTTTGTAGTTCAGTAACACCGAACGCGTCACTTCCGAAGAAGTTAGTCACGTAGATAGAAGCTGAAGCGGTTACGCCAGTTCCACGCACGTATGCGTTAGAAGACTGGACGAAACGTACACCATGTAATTTACCGACTTCACCCTTTAAGAGTTTGTCAGCGTTACCATCAGTGTATTTGTTCGCATCAATCCAACCACCTGTAGAAGTGTCAGTTTGCAGATCGTATAAGGCATCTGGGTGAATGACAGCTACAAACAGTCCATCGGGAAGTTCCATTGTATCGTTTCTATGAAGAGTCCTTACGGCTTTCTTCACTTCACCGATTGACAATGTACCTGTGGCGGGAATGGATGTCCAAGCAGCGCCGGCTACACCAGTTGCACTTTGCAGTGTACCAGCGGTAGCGATAATGTTGCGGACAACAGTGTCTATAGAAAGACCGGCGTTATAAGCCAATCTCTGCATAGCGCCTTTCATCACATCTCCGAATGACACGTAGGCCAAAATATCGGAAATAGAGACGGCAGCATCGTACTGGGCTGTAGTACCTGTTACGTTTGTAGCAGTCATGGATACGGCGGTGGTGGGTACACCTTCGCCTTGTCCGGCTGAAACTAACGGTAGGTTGCTCCAACGTGTCCAGTAAACGACACCAGTTCCATAACCTCCTTCTCCTTGTTCAATCTTGCGATTGATTTGTCCAAGTTGTTTGTGAACGAGCTTTGATTCTGCAACACGCAAAAACAGTTTGTCGTAGTAGCGGTTTTTAATCGCTGTAGAGACTGTCGTTGATGTTGATTTTGCTGAGTCAACGGCCATGTATTTTCACCCCCTTTCAAAGGGCCTCTACCACATGCCGTTTTCCTTGAGGTATTTCTCCATCTCGGATTCACTCATCGAGTTCATATCAACTTGGGTAGTTGATCTACTCGATACACGGCTTGTGATACCTTGGTCGGACTGGATGGCTTTTACTGTCCGTGCCTCGGCTGTGACTTGAGCCATATCCTTTACTAACTTCCGTTGATATGAGACTGCTCTGCGAGCGGCCTCTATGCGGGTTATATTAGGATTTGCCCTAAATATCTCAGCCCCTAGTTGATCTAAGTCTGGATCATATTGATCTGACTCTGGATCAAACTGTGGCAACTTTCCTTTCAGAATCTCTACTTCTAGAGCTTCCGTTTTGTCTATCGGTGTGTCTTGTGTTTGGCTAGGTTTTGCCTGTATAGGTTGTTGACCTGATTGCGACTGAGCTAATTGTTGCTCAAGTTCTGCAAGCTTTCTTTCTGCGGCTTTTGCTTTGCCGTACACTTTGTCAAACCGATCTTTGGGAATGTACCTTTTACCTGTTTCATCCACTGCGAGTTCTGGTTCAGTCCCTTCCTCTTCCGCCTTGGGAGCGGGTTTGGGAGTTTCCGCCGGCTTCTCTGCCGTTGCAGTTTCTTCCACAGTCGTTTGAGCTTCTGGAGCGGCTGGTTTCTCCAAAGATGTTTCTGTTTCATCTTGTACTTGCCCTTCTTCATCAGTTATCTGATGCCCATCAAGGGCGGCAGCCAATTCATCGATGGCACTCATTTGGTGTCACCTCCTTTCATGCAGGGTTAATTCCGTAACCCAGAACGGCCAATTTTCAAAGTAATGCAGGATGTACGCTTCCTGAACGGGGCTTAAAAAGCCTTGCTGATAGTCGTTAACTGCCAGCAGGGGTTCTCAAGTCCACAATCTTTTCACCCAGACACCGCATGTAGCCTGGTAAGTACGTTCCCCACGGGCAGAACTTACAAGATACAGTCCCATCGTGGTTATCAATGTACCCATGATGGTTGGTCCACTCTTCTTTGGTATGTGTTGGACAAATATTTAAAGGTACTCGCTGGGTGAGGTCGTGTCCCTCTATATCCCAGACTTTTAAATCATCGTCATTCTGATTTGGCTTCATTCTTTTTTCGGAAATCAGCTAAAATGGTAAGGTCGCTGTCGATGTAGGAAAGGAGTTTTCTAATCCCCATTAGCTCTTGTCTTTCGGCTTCAAACTTGGTAATGGGTTCATCTGAGAGAAGAAGACCGTTTGCGAGGGCCTGTACGCGGTTCTGGTAGAAGGATTTAACGTATTCCCAACCCTTAGTCCTAACGAGTTCCTCAAAGGCTCCTGCTCTTTTAAGAGTTTCATCTAGATACTGCTGTTGTTGATTAGAGAGTTGGCTGTCCATTGGCTTGTGGCATATTTAACTGGGACATATCTTGCATGGGTTGACCTGGTTGAGGTTGCATCTGTTGGGCATCAGTTAATACATCTTTCGACTCCAAACCTAGATTCAACTTATCAAAGACCTTTTCAGTTAAGCCGATGTAATTAAGTGTCTTACCCTGTGCGGTCAAACCCTGTACCCAAGCTGGGTCTTTCACTCTATCTAGGGCACTGAAGAAGTTCTCTTGCATCGCAATGGGGTCGGAGAGTTGTTCTGACGATACTGAAGCAATGAAGTCGTAGTCACCCACTATGGATGGTTGAATGTCACTCGGAGAAAGGTTAAGAAAAGCAAACGACTCATCTGGGCCTATGTTCAACTTAGAAGGAGTCTCTAGGTCTCCAGGGATGATCTGATTACCCTGTGGGTCGATTTGAGATAGTTGGGTGTTTTCTCTCAAGTAATTTACTAAGTCTCGGCCGATGATTCTGACTTTTTGCTCTTCAGTGGTGTATTGAATTCTTAAATCTTTCCAAAGGTTAGCGATTCTTTGAATGACCATGTGATTAAAGAGTTGAATCTTCAACTTGAACTGGGCATTGGCTTCTTGTTGGATTAAGCGTGTACCAGTAGCAGTCTTATTAGCCACACTGTTTGATCCGTCTATGCCTACTGTGTAATCAGTGATACCTGAGCCATTCTGCATCGCTGAGGTAAGGTAGTTCATTGTCTGTACGAACGTGGGGCCTGTAACATCTGGGACTTGAACCGCTTCAACGGCATTCATATCACCCGTAGTGATGATATTCCCAGGGGCAGAAACTAAGGTGTGCATATCTGTGTTCGAGTCCTTCTTGACCTTCCACATGGTATTTAAAGTCAGTTGGACGTTATCTAGTCTTTGATTCAGAACGGCATTTATAGCCCTCTGTATGCGGTCTACGGGTTCTATTTCACCCATACCGTACAACTCGCCAGGGTAAGGATAGTCAACTCCATAAATGATAGGCATCTCACCGTGGAAGTAGGGGTTCTCTTCTTCTCGTATGATGATGTCATACTCAGGGGCGTAGAAGCACCAACCATCAGGGGTGAATCTTCTCAGTACAACTACATCGGGGTTTGACTTGTCCTCACCAATAAATTCCTGAGTGGAAAGCATGACCCTACGGTGTTCTCTAAACTGTAGGTTGTCTTTTCTGCCGGCTGAATTATTCTCTTTGGATTTGTCTTCTACAGCTTGCTTCAATTTATCCAGGTTCTTGTAGTGCTCATAGCCTCTGGTCTCATTCTCATATTCCAATTCTTTAACGGTTTTAAAAGTCCTGTATATAAACCACCGCATATTAGCAAGAGATGTGGAATTGGGATCGGGGTAGCAATCGTAGATGTTTAGAGGTTCAAAGTTTGGCCCATCAAATTCAGTGACTTTAATCTGTTCAGTGTTCTTAGGAGTCCAGACCATCCTTCCACCAATCGTCTTAGCCACCATGCGGGTCTTCTCTTTCTCCCTGAAGTCCCAGTAAGTCCTTCCAAATGCGGTGCCAAATATCAACATGCTCTTCACATACATGACTAACTTGGGGAACATCTCAGCTCTGCGCCAATCGTATTTCATTAAGGCGTTTAGGATGTGAGAGGTAGTCATGTCCCCTGACTCTGTGGGATAGAAGGAACCAGTGGGTTCATTAGCCACCATTCTGGGAGTGATAGTCTCGATGATTCTGAAGGTACGGGGGTCAAATACTCTAGCAGAGTGGGGGTAGTTGTTCTTGTCGATGTAGGTTCTGTATAACTCTTCCTGAAGATTCATCCTCTCGTGTACAGGGTCGAGATACTTCTTAGACAACAAAAACTGTTCGGATATTTCTTTTTTAAGTTCTTCTTCGGATTTGGCAGCGTATTTCATAAAAAAAAGGACTCCCGTCTGAGGAGTCCTGCGTCTGTACGACGATTAGACTAGATCAATTAGTATCACTTGCGAGAGGTCGGGTCAAGCCTTTGGTCTGATTTTTCCCTCACCCATGAATATCCTTCATAGAATGTGACCTTTTCCACTCGTCCACCTCTAACCTCAACTTTAATATCCAGTGATCCATATCCTGTGGATAGAGACTTGATACGGTCTTGTATGACAAGTAAGTGAGGTTCATTCTCTAATATCCTCCTAGCAATCAATGCTTCTACTTCTGGTGTTAGGGCAGGTTCGTCTTTCATATTCCTATAATTGAATCATGGGGTTGGAAAGGCTTTGGGGGCCTGTACATCGTAGGTAACGACTTTAACTGAGTGTTTTGATAGATAAACCATGCGCCGGCTAGAGACATGACTAGATCATCGTGTGCTCCACTCTCTGCCTGAGCCTTCCAAGATGAGGAGGTCTGAGAGACAATGAAAGAGAAGAGTTCCTCGATAGTCTGTTTGTCGTAAAGCCCTACAAGGCGTTTGTCGATGGCTTCTTTCAACTGACCTAACATTGCCGGCCTAGTGGCTGAATTGGTCTCCCAACCATATTTCACAGCGTCAGGGGCATCAGTCCTACCAAGGATGGGCATCTTGAATAACTCGAACTTACCTAATCTATTCAGTGCGGCCAGTCTCTCCATCTCAAAAGCCCCACCATTGTTTCTTTCGTAGCCGATTATTGGTTTGATTTGGGTGATGTCGAATATCTTCTCTAGTACAGGGTAGAGCGTATTGGTCATTTCAGTGGCTACTACCCGACTGTGGTAGACCATGAACACGTCTAATCTATTCCTTGAGAGGAATTGAGCAGCGCAATAGTCCCCTCCACCAGCAGCAGCATCACAAGCGACAATGACGTTCTCTCCTCTCTCTGGCTTTCTATAAAGTCTAAACATAGAACATTTCAACCCGATCAGTTGAAGGCTGATGTACTTGAGTTAAATAATACTGTAGGCTCTCAGAATCAAAGAATAGGTCGCCACTTGTAATGAACGCTTCTATGTCTGTCTCTGGATATTCCTGTTTGTAAAGTCTCCCAAGTTCCTTTTTCTTTTGTTCAAGGAATTCTGGTTTATAGAATAACGATGCAGAAAAGAAGAGAGGATTGAATCCTGTTAATCCTGCTTTTGACTCATCCCAAAAGGCTTTAAAATCACCAAATCCATTGGCAGTGGTCTCAATCACCACTCTTCCATCTGGGCGGACGGCCTGAAGTGCAGAGGCTAATAACTTTCGGAAGTGTTTATAGAACGCTGCCTCAGACATGTGAAGATTCTTGATTGTCTTAGAGCGTCCAAACTCGGTGTTCTCGGCTGTACCTATCTGGTATTTGGAGTTGAGGACTTCATTGACTAGCTCGTACTTGGAGTTGTATTTGAGGGGAACTTTGAAGCCGGTTTTGTCTTCATATGACTTGATGTAGAACTTAACTTTATCTAGTAGGCCAATAGCGTTATCCGCAACGTCTGCAATAACTACAGAGTAAGAGTTAGAATCGAGTAGAAAATCTCCTGTAAATATTCCCCCTATCTCGGAAGAGAATCCTTCCTGTCTTGCCTTTAGTAAGATGTCCCTACCAGTAGCTTGTTCAATGAACATCTTTTGGGGTTCGTTTAAAATGAATGGAACAAATTCTCCCTGCTTGTTAATGATGCTAAGGCGGCTCTCAATGAACTTCTCGTATGGTTTATATACCGAACTCATCCTTTTCTTGTTTAACAAAGTTGTTAATCTGAACTGCTACTCCTGGTGTTTCATCGACTTTCAACTTTAACCACCTCTCGGCTATCTCTACTGCCTTCAATCGTGTTGGATGGTCGGGTACTTCAATCATTCCCTCATCCTCTTTTCGTATTACTGAGCCATCCTGTTTGACCAATACCTGTGCATTGATTTGTTTATTTGCTTCTGTTGCAGCATTTACCGTATCCACTAACTTCTCTGCGTCTAATCCTTTCTTGTTCATAATATGTCTAACTACATCACTTAGTTTTGCTAAGTTCTCTGTCCCTATTACACTGGCTGAACCTGGATCATCAGTTTCATACGCTGCTAGAGCCGCTTTTGTTGCATTACCTGTTTCAAAATAAACCTTTAACCATTTCTTTTGTTTTAGTGTGAGATCTTTGGCAGCACTCATTTGGTTCCGAAGATGTGGGCAATAAATACTTCCCCGTTAGATATTCTATACCTTAAACAGCCCATGTTGTAGTCTTGGTCGAGATTAGCCCTATGTAATGGGCTGTTTAACCAAGCTGTCAGTGTATCCTCTGGAGTGGTGTAACCTCTGGCTAGGTTCTCACCTATTTTTGAACACTCTGGGCAATATGAGCTAAAGAGTATAGGAATTCTCCTAGTATATCCATTGTGTGACCAGTCCGTGATAACCTCCTCTACCCTTTCCTCGGCGAGTTTACAAAGCCTCTGGTCTTCTGGTAGGGGTTTGAATCCCTTATTGATTCGGTAGTCGTCTATTAGACCTTTAACTGTGGAATACTCACTGCTTTGGAGTTGAACACGAATGTTATTTTGAGAGGATTGATAGCCAAGGTGGTAGCCGTAGGCGAGGCCAGCGGGGAAGACGATTAGGCCGGCAAGCAGTAATATAACTATCTGTTTCATTTAGATGCTTCGTAGATAACTTGGGGCATCCGAAATTCTTTCATACTTTGTTTAAAGACTTGTATTTGTTGTAAATCTCTTCCAACTCGAAAGCCTTGAACTGCCTACTTTCCCATTTCTTGTCTTTTAACTCATCGGCTAATTCTCTGCCATACTCCTCTACCATTTTCTCGTAATACTTAGGCCAGTTACCTTTCAGTGTCCCATTACAATATCCACATTGTGGGTGTACCTGCCGCTCATCAAAAAGATAAGCTGGACGCCTACCAGGAATGTAATGTCCCGCTTGCAATTCATTGAAGAACTTAGATTTTCCACAGGTATAGCAATACCCCCATGAAGCACCGACTGAGTATTTCAGACATTCCTTTCGCCTAATGTATTTGGAAAACTCATTCCACGCTTTTGTCTTCCAATAACTCACTCCATGTTTCTTAGGCTTTTTTGTCTTCATGTTTCTCAGCGTTAATAACAGGCACCCATGTTTCAGGCTTACTCTCTACCCACGGAGGAGTAAGCCAAGCATATTCATTACCATTCTTTACTCTTTGGGCTTCAAAGGTACGGTTGGTTTTGGGATCGAGGAAGCTTTTATTCATCGGAAATATATTGTGCCATTAACAAGCAAACTGCGAACCACGGACTAACTCTTATAACCATAAAGGCTACAAACAAAAACAGTGTCACGTCATAAAGTAGGACGTACAAGTATTCGATTGGCTTCCTCTCCTTTTGTTTGGGTTTATTCATTTTGTCTCCCTTAACTTTGAGAGGTAGATAAGTATTTCTTCAACACTGGCTTCATCCTTGGTTCCTTGGTAATAACTACCTTCCGTAAATTTATCCTTGAATTTCTTTTTCTTTTCGTTCCAGGTCTTTTGTTCTTCCTCCACATCGAACCATATCCAGCCGTAAACCTCTTTTACTTTATTCTCTATCTCTTTCAACAACTCCTTTTTCTGTTGATGGAGGAGAGACAATAGGGAACCGTCTACAATACAACTGGCTTCTTTCGGGTCTATCCCATGACATTCAATTAAAATGTCCATTAGTTCCTCTCGCAGTTCTTCTTGTTTTGTAGTTTTACTCTTCATGTTGTTTGCTGGCAAGTAACTTTTTACCACAACGGGGACACACTTCGTTCAATTGCATATCCCAGTATTTAATACCATCCTTAACCTTAAAAAAGTTTTTGTACCAGAATTCATGTCCAAATAGGAAACAGATTATTTTAGGTATCATACTTGTTTGCTGGTGTCACTCAAATCACGTGAAAGTAACTAATTTATGGCAAACAGAACAAGCAAATCCAGTTCCTCCACTTGCTTTACATTGGCAATATTCTTTTGGTTTGCTGGTGTCAGTAATAGATTGGGTGGGGAGGAGGGAGGAGATAAGTTTATCTCTTCTTATAAGTTCTAACTCTGAAAAAGAACCTGTTGGATGATATATTGGCATTTTCTTTATTTCCTCCACCACCCTCTCTAAGGTTTGGTCGATGAGAGAGTCAAGAAATTCCCTAATTTTTTCTTCGTGACTTTTATAACCTGGACAGGAGTCACCACCACAACAACCCAACTCGTCACGATACAGCTCAAACTTCTTTCTGGCTTCTTGCTTGAGGTCATCTGGTCTGTTCATGTTACCCGCCTTTCTAACTCACTAATAGCTTTTAATCTACGGTTCTTCATTTGGTGGAAGGCCCTTTTGCTAAACCATCTCAGATACTCGGTAGGAACCTCCGACCATAATTTACCGATATACTTCCCGAAGCTTACTCGGTTACTTACTTTTCTTCTATCTGGTCTGTTCATGGGTTGATTAGGTGTGGTCTTCATGATATAGAAAAAATAATATCAAGTAATGGTACAAGTAAAAACAAGCCAAATAAAATGGGAAGAATATACTTTGGGTGTCCATTATCAAAGTGATTCCATAAACCAATAGCGATTAAAGTAATCCAGCTCCCTGTTAAAATTCCCCATAATGCCCACATTGAACTATTCACTTCTCTACCTCCACTTCTTCTTTGTCGTATTTAAGTCGGGCGTAACGAAGCATATTAGCCAGGATTCTACCCCCTAATTCTTCGGTTATTTCTCTACGGTTCATCTTCCCGATTATTTTAAACAGGTCACGGTAGTTTGCGTTTGATAACCAAAGGGCTCTCATACTTCCTCCACTTCTTCTTTGTGTAATAAATCGCTTAATATTTCGTATTTAGCTTGGCTGTAACCTACATAGAATTCCCCATCTTTGTCTTCTAAGTCGGTAAACATCTCTTCCACTCTCTCTGCCATCTTCTGAAGAACTATGGAGAGGATTTGGTCTGCTGTACCGTCACAATCGTCTTCATCGTTGAATTTAACATCCTTAGCATAGTCGTAAAGAATATCCACTACCTTTTTCTTCAACTCAGTAATCAAGGAATCATTTACATGTTGGGTGAGTTTAGTCATGGGTTAGGATTTGGAATAATTAACTTCGATTACATATTTGCCATTCCACTCCTGATCACCCCTCCTGTACCAAGTAACAGGAGCCATTTCCCCGTTAACAGTAAAGGTTTCTATTGTCCCTCCCTGATCTGTATATATATAGCCGACTCCCTCTACTAAAATTGATTCAATTTGTCTACTCATACTTTCTTCCCTTTCTGTTCTTCGTGTAACTTCCAGTTTTGATTGAAGGTTTTCCAGCTCTGGTAAGGACAAAGGAATGGCGTGATGATTTGCGGATGTTTTATTCCCATAATCCATTCCCAAAAACTCCAGTGTCTTTCTTCGACAACTAATCTATATACCTTTCCCGTTTTTAACTTTGGAAATCTTGAATCTGGCTTACCTAAGAATTTATAAAGTTTACCGTCTTTCTTCCCCTTCCTAAACACTAACCACGTTCCAATAATCCAGAGAGTAAGTAAAGTTAAAGGCCAGAGGATTGAGAGGATGGTAGTAATGGTGTTCATGGTGCTTTAACATCAAAATAATGGTTTTTCCCATTGGCTCTAACACCCAACTCATGTCCGAATATTTGTCCTTTTACCCAAGCAATCTGCTCAGCTTTTCCGATAAGTTTAAGTACCTCATCTTTATCCCAATCAGCCCCGAATGATCCCATAAAACAATGAATGAGAGTTCTACCAAAGTCAGATGAATCTGGTTCATTTACCCTGAAACCAGCTTTCATCACTGTTTCATAAACTTCTTCCTTTAGTTTGTCTGATGTGTTCATATAAGTTTGTTCTCAAGTAAGTAAATAAGCATTTTTGCCAACAAATCTGGATTGTAATATGGATGATCTGTGTTACACCAATCGAAGTATAGTTCCCTATTAAGATCATCCAAATTTTCTCTTACAAATTCATCTAAGTTACTTGGGAGTTGTTTTCCTAACTCAGCAACGGTGAAAGCGGAAGCAACTAATTTAGGATTTTGATTATTCCAGTAATTATCTAGGTAAGGTTCCTCATCGGCTTTCCAAGATTTGCCATCATGCGTCTTACCATCCCAATGCCATTTTTCAACCCAACCATACAAACTCTCCTGCCTTACATGCAGTTCACACAGTCTTTTACTGTCTTGAAAGTTGGTTACTTGGTCTTCAAGTGTCATAGGTAGTTTGTCTGATGGTTGGGTCATACTTTGGTAGGTTTTAAATAATCACAATACTTACATCTGTTAGCCACAAGCCCTTTAGACTGGCAATTAGGACACACTTTAATTTTAAGTGATGTCTCTTCATGGTTCCCTTTCATATAATCTAAAACAAATCCTACTACAGCAATCATACTTAGAGTGATGAGGGTGAGTGCGAAGAAGATTGTGGGGTTCATATTAGTCACCTTTACAATTTAATATCTGTTTTAAAGTATGTTCTACGTTAACCAAATCTTTTGCGTATTCTATTGTTTGGTCGATGTCTTTGTAAGCTCCTGGGATTTCATCTACTAAAACATCCGATTTTCTGTATTCTATTCCAGTCATGGCTTTTGCTAAGTCATCCATACTAAACAACTCTCTAGCTTTATGTCTTGACATTCTTCTTCCTGCTCCATGAGGAGCTGAGTGAAATGAGTCTCTATTCCCCTTTCCAGATACTATATAACTTCTAGTTCCCATTGAGCCAGGTATCATGGCTTTTTTCCCTTCATCCGCTTGAATAGCTCCTTTTCTTGTAATCCAAATATTATGACCAAAATGGTTCTCTATCTCAGTAAAGTTATGATGACAGTTTATCCTTTCAATCTCAAACTCTTTTTGGTGTCCATTTTGTCCAAAGACCTGATAACTAATATCCTTTAAGACCCTATCCATCATCTCTTCACGATTAAGTAAGGCAAACTTTTGTGACCAGTTTAAATCTTTCATATAATTACTAAATTCTTGTGAGTTTGTTGGTAGATAAGCTAAATCTGGATCAGGAAGTTTAATGAACATATCTTTACAAAGTTTTTGGGCAATACTTATGTAAGTCATTCCGACTTTGTTTCCAACTCCTCTCGATCCTGAGTGTAATGTAACCCAAACAGTATCTGTTTCATCCAAACAGATTTCGATGAAATGATTACCTCCTCCTAAAGTACCAAGTTGTTCATGCCAATTTCCATTAACTTTGTCTGTATGAGGAGTATTTTCGAGAATATTAATCCTTGTTTGAGCTGATTCAGTAACTTCATTGTTATATTTACCAGCACTCATGGGAACACTTCTTTCAATTGACTTTCTTAGTTTTGCTAAATCTCCAAGTTGTTCCCTTCTCAAATTGGTTTTAACGGCTATCATTCCACAACCAATATCGACTCCTACTGCTGCTGGTATTATGGCGTCTTGAGTAGGCAATACAGTGCCAACTGTTGAACCTTTACCAAAGTGGCAATCTGGCATAACTGCAACGTGCATAAAGATAAATGGCATGGAGGCCGTATTAGTAATTTGTTCTTGAGCCTCTGGCTCTATTTCTTCCCAAGGGATAAATGTTTTCACTTTGTTATTAGAATTCATATCTTCAATATTTTACTTTTCTACATGACTTAAATAAGCACCTGTTTTGTGGGCTACCCACGGATTCCAGCCTTGTTCCTTAAAGATGGAGTAAGCACAGTCAACATTCTTGTAAGGGTCTACTAATTCTTTTAGGCTGCACCCTGGCCTGTTCCAATGAACACTGTTTATTTGAAATATACCCATGTCCAAAGATTTTCCGCCGTTCAAATTAACAGCATCCTCTCTCATGTTACTTTCTGCTCGTGCTACGGCTAAGGCAATCTTTGCATCTGCTACACCAAACTTCTTAACAATGTAAGTTTCAATTGGGGGAAGGTTCTGCAAATCAGTGGGGAAGTCCAATGTCTCGACAATGACAGTGGGTTTAATCTCCTCGACTCTGAAAGGCTGGTAAAACTTTAATTCAAAGGGGAAAGTAACAATTATCCGATTAGTGGCAGACCAGCCGTTGTAGAGAATTGCAGCGGTTCCTAGACCTATCACAGCAACAGTCACCACCATCGACCAGACTAGAGTCTTGAGTATCCTCATGTTCTTCTTCTCTAGTTGTCTGGCTCTCTTTTGTAGGAGGTTTGTTTTCATAGTTATTTATTTTTGCCAATATAAGTGCCAACAAAAAGCCCAATCAAGTAAGCAAATATTACTCCCATTATTTCTGTCATACTCTTAGTAATTGGTTGTTGTGATTTTCAGATAACCAGTTGAGGACTAGATCGTAGTTGTAGCGGGGGCTTTTCTTGGAGACGTAGAAGACGGGGAGACCTTTTGCTTGTAAGTTGATAATCATTCGGACGGACAGCTTTAGTTTCTTGGCGAGTTCTGTTCTAGTGATTAGTTCTTCTGACATACTGAGTACTTGTATACGCTTCTGTGCGCTGCTTGTCAATAGGGAAATTACTCTTCCGTTTTAAATATCTCCTGCGCTCTCTCGTAAGTATCGTCATACTTTCCTTGTAACCACTTCTCTCTTGCTTTTAAGACGTTATTCCAGAACTTCCCTTTGGCTTCTAGTCGCTTCATTTCGTCTGCGTTGTTGTCCTCTCTGGCTTGCTTGTAGAGTAACCTTAGTTTTTCTAAGCGAGTGAAGATGTCTTGCATAGCAAATAACTGGTCTTTATTCCCCTGCCAGCTACGGGGTATTCTTCCTTTCTTCCCTACCTCCGAAATGCACCTGGTTCTTTTTTATCCCAAGGTCTTTCTATTCCACACTCAGAGTCTTGTCTGAGTCAAAGTGGTTCGGCTTTTCGTATGGTTAGGTTGTCAAGGAATCCCTAGTCCGTTTTTAGTCGCAAACCCTTTCAGGAAACGGCGGCCGGGATCAGTCTGCTATCCAAGTTATGAATCCGGCTGTTTATTCCGATTATTCAAAACTTCCAGCATAGATGTATCTTTTGCCCATTCGTTGTTGTCACACCGACGATAGAGTCCGAAGTTTAATAAGAGGATGCTATCAATAGCCCAATCAGAAGAAGTAACTTCTCTTGCTAGTCTGCGATATGGGTCTGATGGTTTATATCTTTTGAAATGCATAAAAAAATACCGCTTCTAGCGATGCTGTTTCAGGGACATCGGTGGCTCATCACCACAAGCGGTACTTTCTGAAACAATTATAGCTAGGCTTTAGTTAAATATCAAGTTACAACTTTGGTTAAGTAATTTCAAGTACCAGACTGTGTGGAAGGGGCAAGAGATTTGACGAGTGGTTTCTTCTCTCGATAGCTGCCCCTGATACCGTCCTTCACAGTTTTTAATCGGGCATTACTCGTATGGTCACCTTGCACGAGCCTTTTCTGGTAAGACTCTTACGGTGTGTGAAGTATCACAATACCACCCCAGCCGTCACCTGCATTACTATTCCGCCACCCCTCCACGCAATCTGTTAATGTGCAATCTCCTT